GAAGCACCAAATGAACCAGAGCTATTGAACTGAACCTGCGTGTTAGAGCCAGCCGCAGAGCCGCCGCCCACATTAACAAAGTTAGTGCCGTCCCAAGCCACAATAGCCCGTGTGCCTGCTGGTACAGTAACGCCTGTTCCGGTAACACCTTGAACAATGATTGACTGGGTGCTAGACGTTTTGTTGATAACAACGTAAGTCTTAGACTGGGCTGGAACCGTGATAGTTCGTGTAGCTGTGCCGCCTGCTGTCCACAGAAGAACTGCGTACTGGGAGCTATTAGCCGTCAGACCTGTGCTTGCCGCTGTACCCGTAGTCAAAGTCAGCGTGATGTTTGCATCTGTGGAGATTGTCTGTGTACCGGCGACGGCAACGTCAACAATTTGAGAAATGGCGTTATTGACTGTGTCGCCCCAAGTACCAGATAAAGTACCTGTGGTCGGTAGCGTCAAGCCAATTAGCGAGGTATTTGCCATCTATTGCTCCTACTGAGTAGAAATTTGTGTCCAACCGGGCGATTCCGTATTATCAACAACAGCCCAGCCCGGTGTTTGCGGATTGCTGATATTTTGCCATGTAACGCCTTGTGTGTCATCAATAATTTCCCACAAGTATCGCCCACCATTTGTTTCTGCTATTGCCATCGTTTCCGACCGGCTTACTCGGTAGTTTGCACCACCATTATTAATGTCCGTGATCGCAACAGATTCATCTAAAAACTCTGTGTAATACGTTCCTACAGTCGTCCCCTCTGCAATACCCATCGACTCGTTGATGGTCATAATCAGCACAGCCACCTGTGCTTCCGCTATTGCAATCGACTCCGATATATTACCTAAGAATGTAGCAACCGCTTCCTCTACACTCACAATTCCCAAAGAATCCGACACGCTCTCGTTGTAACTTGTCTGCGCGGCCTCATCATCCGTTATGGCCTGAGACTCTGCTACGCTTTCGTTGTAGCTGGTTATCGCCGCATTTGCATCAGCAATAGCCATTGTCTCAGTTACAGACCCCGCAAAATTAGCAACAACAGACTGGTCTTCAGCTATAGCGGCAGACTCAGATACCGCCACATTCATCGTTAGAGCTACAGTCTGAACATCTTGAATGCCTTCTGTTCCATTCCACGACCCAGAACCCCAAGCGTCTTGACCCCACGTAGTGCCGTTTGTCAACGACTCTTCAATACTTACCTCAATCAACAACCCAGCCGCAGGTGAATCAGCAATCAGGGCGGTTTCTGTAACGCTGACAGGGAAAGTTTCTCCCCCGCCCCATGCGTTCTCACCCCATGTGCCGTCACCCCAAGCTAACGCCATATCAAGTCAATGTTAATGTGTACGTAACTGCAATTGTGTCGCCGTTAACAACAGCCTTAGAACTAGAGAAATCACCAGCAGAGAACAATGTGCCAGTGGTTGAATCTTTAGTTGCGCTACCGCCAATGTTGATAAAGCAACCCGCCACAGTACCCGTGCTGGTCATAGAGAATGACACGGCAGAAGACGTAGCCTTGCTAGAAGCGGCGGCGGCGCTGAATGATGGTGTTGGGCGGTTGCCAGAATATGCAGGAGCGTTAGTGCCACCCACCTCTAACCAGCTTGCGTGAGAAGCCTGTGTGTCAGCGGCTACGGCTGTACCCGTACCTTTTAAACCCATCACAACTGCACCAGCGGCTGAGTTACCAAGGATAGTGTCCAAGGTCAAGTTCTTACCAACAGTAACAACCAAGTTCTGAATAGGCTCGTCCCACTTGATAAAGCCATCTGCGCTGTAGCAAATAGCGTGGTATGTACCATTGATAGCCATCTCATCAGAGGGCATGGTGTTGTATTTTGTGATTGCTGCTACTTGGTCGGTAGCGGTGATTTTGTCCAAGCTCATGTGAGGCTCCTTATGCAATGCGAAGAATCGCGGTACTGTACGTAGATGTGGGGAACTGCACAACAAACGAGTTGGCAGACGTTTTATCTGAACCAAAGTCCAAGACACAAATAGAAGCGGTGCTACCACCACCCAAGTCTTTGTAGATCAAAGCACCACGGGCAGTGATCGCACCTGTCCAAGTCACGTTGGCAAACGACCAATAAGCCGCAGCCGTTGAGCCTGTCTGGTTACCTAGCGTTGGAACTTGGGTGATTGTCAGGGTTGAACCGCCAGCCGCGTAGCTCCCACCAGACGCCTCACCAGAAGTTGTGTACGCCGTGGTGTCAGGGCCAAGATTAGCCGCGCCTGTGTACAGCGCTATCTTGTACGAAGTGTCGCCCGTATTGCTAAAACTGAACGAGCCATTGGCCAGCCCAGTCTTAAACGTATTGGTCGCGCCTTGGGTCAATGACATATCAGGTTACTTTCTGACGGAACTGACCAGAGCGATAAGCGTCTTGACGCTCCATACCATCGCCCAAACGTTTTGCCAGCGCCATTGCTTCCATGTACTTTTGGTTGTAAAGCTGCATCATGTCGGTTTCACCCTTCATGTACGTGTAAGCCTCAACCAACGAGCCGTACAACAGCACAGAGTCAAAGTTGTCGCCAAGCCACGTTGTACCCGCAGTCACAATAGACTCAGGGTAGTAGTAATAGTGCAACTCAACAGTGTAGTTGGCATCAGGTGTCGGGCCAAGGATAAAAGACAACTCAGCGGCGTTGGTAGACTGTGGGCCAAACAACGCATAGTACCTTGGGATCGCCGTATCCGTTGGCTGTGGGTATGCCTGACGAATAAAGTTAACGTCTTTGTTTAGCAAGTACTCGTATGAGCCTGTAGCGTCGATGACTGCCAAAGAATACACCGCTAAAAAATCATTGGGGCAAGCCAAATACTTGTTATTGAGCGATGTAACCCCCGTCACGTTCTTACGAATAGACGGGAACTGGACGTTGTTGTAAATACGCTGCTCAGCCTGCTGAACGAACACGGGTATCTCAGCGATAAAATTCGCTTCGGTATTCTCCGTGTACGCCTGAATGTTAGCGCTGAGTGCGGCGTAATTCATGCCATTGGGCCTCTTGCCATCACACCTTTAGTCGCAGCGCCTGTGCCGCGAATCTTGATGCCAGATGTCTTAGTACCGGGGTAGGGGTTACTACGCTCGTTGGCCAACGACATGTTGGCTTTCAAAGCTTCCTTGACCGGCATTTCACCAACAATAACTGTTGGTTCTTTTTTGGGCTGTCTGTATGTAGCCATGATTAACCTCCACGACCAACAGAGCGCTGGTTCATGATCTTAGCCATGTTGCGGCCATACTTGAGCATATCGCTGTTAGTCTTACCGCCAGCCTTCATTTTTGTCATGGGCTTGCCGGGGTGCATAGCTTTTTCGTGCTTGTGCACAGCCTTGGCTGCGGTCTTCTTGTCTTGGGCTAAATCTTTCTTGTCCATGTTCGACTCCTTATGTCGTTGCAACTGTTACTGTACCAACTTCTACGTTCAAAACCAAGTAATTTGGCGTCAAAACTTCATCAAAATTACTCGACCCACCAACAGGGTTCCAGCCCCACTGATAGACCCTACTACCTTCAGACGGCAACCCCGCCGCATTTTGCGCAGAACTGTTGGTCAAAACAATCTGCAAGCCTGTGTTACCAGACTGGTAGTAGCTCAAATCGGGACGCGGATCGCGCACCCCCTGTGGGTCATCCACTGGGTACATACCCAACTGCAACTGTGGCTGATCGGGATCCCAACAAATATTGCAGACCAAGAGATTGTAGTTCTTAGTCTTGATAATTTCTTTACGTAATTCGTGCAGCTTAAACCGAAACCCACAGCGGTCACATTCCGCAATGGCGTTCTTGCCGGACGAAAACCGATTGCCCATTTACGTGCCGCTTCCAATGTACATCTGACGGGGCACAAACCTCACGGCTGCTTTCTCTTGGTCTTCGCCTGCGGCGCGATCCCAAGCCTCGTCATACTGTTGCTTCAATACGTCCAAACGCTGAAGTCCTTCTGGGACTTTGAGCGCAATGTAGTACGCCAGACCAGCGGCCAAGCAGGGCACAAAGCGGAACGGGACATCCATAGTCTTAGTACCACCACCAGCGTCTTGAATACGGCGCATGCGCCAGTAGACAAACTGATACGTAGTTCCCGCATTAGGGGTTGGCCACACAGTGATACTGTTCTTTTGAACCAAGCTAATGGCTGTGCCTGCGCTTAGTTGAGCCGCAGTGCCCTCTTGCGCACGGCAGCAGTTGAGCAAGTATGCCGGTGTAGCGCCGTCCGCTGGAGTTGTCTCGTTGTAGGCAATTAACTCTGTACCAATACGAATAAATCCGGCTGTCGGTACGCCTTCAAGTGATGTGATTGGGATGGTCGTAGCAGTGGCAGATGTTGTTGCCTGCACAGTTCCCACCAATACGTTGGAGTTACCGCTCAAACGCTGCACCCAAACTTGGATAGGACGCGCTTGGATCAATTTATTTGGGATGGTGGCATACGTGGGCATGCTGATCCGCGTAATCGTCAGGTCGGCCTGATTATTGGCTACGTTGGCGTTTGTTCTGATGACATGGTCAAGCAAGTCAACTGTGTCGTCTGGCAGTGCGTAGGTGGGTTGTCCCGTAGCCAATATGATGGTGTTTTGCTCAAACGTCCACATGTTCACGCCACGGTTTGCCCAATCAGCAAACAGAAGATTCAATGATCGACGAGCCGTGCGCAGGTCGTAACCCGTGCGAAGCTCAGAACCAGCCCGTTCAAACGCCTCCTCGACCATGTCATTGAGGTCGAGGTTAAACGAGGTGAGTCCTGAAGTAGTCATCTAAATCCTGCCGTTTTCTTTGCAATCGTTTTAGGTTGCTTTACGAATTGTTGTCCGGCTTTTTTGCCAGCACGTTTCGCACGCGTTGTCGCAGCGTACTCAGCAGGGC